CTATTTAAATATTACAACATTATCTGTGCCCAGTTTTTTTATAGCAAAATCAATTACATTTTGTGGTGTACCTTCTGCAAAATACGCCTTAACACCAACTCCTCTTATGGCTGCTTCATCTTGATATATCTTAATAACTTGACCCAATTTACCAAGATCATTTGCTTTCGCTGGTCCACCAACCATTATTAATTCGCCATTAGGTCCAATTACATCTATATCTGTTCCTCCAGCACTTGATTTTATTTTTGCTCCACTAACTTGTCCACCTGTTATATTTGCAACTTTCTGTTCTCTAGTCGCACCTATAATTTGAGCTTGTTTTCCTGTAGTACTACTCGTTCCCTCACTACAAGGACTATAACTATTATATAATTCCTATTACCATATCTCAATCAAAAAAGAATTATCTTCCAACCCTCGGTTTCCAGAATATAAAATCAGTTCTTGTCATCAGTCTTTTCATATGGCCTGTATTCTGTCCTGGTTTTCATCATACCGTAAATAATCCTCACAAGTCTTCTTGCCACGCACACAAGCGCCTGTGGCTTGTTCTTGCCCTCTTTAACTTTCTGCTCAAAATACTCCCTGAATACCGGGTGTCTTGGCTTTCCTGAGGTCGATACTGCTACCATCTGGATTGCAAGAAAGTGAAATATCGCATTTAGTGCCCTGTTGCCATTCCTGCACCTTTGGTCTTTGCCCTTTCCGGCAGAGCTGAATTGCACCGGTGCCAAGCCCATAAACCGAGCCAGCTTGTCTGAGTCGGGGAAACGGTTAATATCTCCGATTTCAGATATAATCTGCGCTTCTGTAACAAGATCAATTCCCGGCATTGTATGTAGCTTATAGCCTGTCAAAGGTATCAGCTTTCTTAGTTCATCGTCAATTTCGGCAATCAACTCCTTGTTGTGCCTGATATCCTTTACGATGTTTCTGACTATAAAATCTCTTTCGGGCTGATAGTCCTTTCTTGTGTCTCCATCCCTTTCAATCATGGATATAATCTCATGAATGCGCTGTATTTTTAGTGCCTGATGCACAGGCTTTATTGTCTGATATATTTCTTCCGGTGTTGTGTTCCATATATACTCCGGTGACGGGTAGTTCTCCCAAAAACATAAGGCACTCTTGGAATCAATCATGGCAAAAAATTTCCTGTAAGATGGGTAACTGTAGGAAAGCTAGCTGTGGAGCTGGTTCTTGTTCATCACATTGCCCTTTACAATCAAATCCCGCCTTTTAACTATCTGCCGGATTGTCCAGAATATATCCTCATGCTTGGCATCCTGCAGAGTGTCCACCATATCCCTGAGGACCCTTGCCACACAATAGGCATCATAGGAGTCATCCTTGTAAATAATGGGGTTTGCAAGCCTTACAGCGCTTGTATAGGCAGGATTTACGTGCTTGACTTCAAACTTCCTACCGACCAGATAGGCAGCAAGGTTTCTGCCAAAGCCTCTGGTATCTTCAAGTCCGAATACAATTCCCTTTGTGCCGCAAATCTTTCTCACATCCTCAACGAATGCAAAGAATCTGGATGGTCTATTCTCAAAGTTAATCTCACCCAGTTTATTCATCCAACAATCTATTACAACTGCACAATGTGCGTCCTTGTGCATATCAATTCCAACAAAGCAGGTATTTCGTTTATGGTAAATATTTATCCTCTCCTTTTCCAATGTCTCCACCACTCATACCGGCAACCTCAATTTAAGAGCGTTAGATTCGATTAGGGACATTTCTTGTAAAGAAGTGTCCCTTAACCTTTATCCTCGCAAGGGAACGCCAACCTATCTATTCCTGGCGTGACAGATTACGTGATTCCAGGCATCACGAGCCTTAGTTCAAATTTCTTAATGGTCTTTTACTGCTTCGCTTGGACACAAATTTCTTAATGCTTCTGACCGAATAAATTTCTGTATTAATAACTGCTGCAACCTTTGCAAAATCCTCTTTACTTGCCCCTTTTGTTTCAAACAAAGCTTACGGCTGCAACCTACGCTTTTATGTTTCAGTGAGCAATACAGAGGCCTTTTTACTGGCTGCTAAACCTTCTTCCAGCCTTTTGCTTTTAGGCTTTCAGGTGTGTAATCATCCGGCCTGCAGTTCTCCAAGGTTTTTCTGCACTTGATGTTTTCGTACAGAATAGAATCCCCTTTGAGAACCAGCTTCTTTATCCAGCCGCTGGACAACGATTTTTCCCACACTTCACATTGAATACTGGTAAAATACAACTCCAGAGCCCTTTCAATAATGGCATTGGCACCAGACAAACCCTCTTGTTTAGCAAGTACCTTGGCTTGATTTAATAAGGCTTCCTCTATGGTTGTGGTAATCTTTGCTCTCACGCTTTCACCCCTTCCTACGGTTAATGCCTTTATTCCGTAGTACATTCATCACTCTGAACCGCTGGTATAGCAAGTCAATTATGCTTAAGAAAGCAGTATTTCTATCAGTTTTAGAATTGAGCTCCGCCCCTGCCAAAGCTTCTTGTAGGAGGAGCAGCACTTCCAATTTGCTCATTTCACCCTAAGTATTGCTTAGGCTCAGACTTGGCTCAAATCTGAGCAAATCATCTCGCCTCCAAAGCCACTGCCCATGAGAGTGTTGCTCCGTTTTTCGGTGTTATAGGTTTATCCCAGGTTCCCTGACCATCTACACGCACTATCACCCTGTAGTCGGTCATATCCTCCATCCAGCCTGGGACATTGGAGCGGTCAAGAGCGATCTCTTTCCTCATGCCTATGGCATACTGGCTAAGGTCTGCGAGGATTAAATCTCCCTTAGCACCCAATGCGGGGCATTTCTCAGTGAATAAGACCTCCTTACCCAGAAGCGTGAATTTCCCGCTCTCTTCCCTGAACACCGGTATCTGAGCGCCACCGGTACCAATGGTGATAGTCATGGTAAGTAATTGTGGTATTACCGATGGATTGGCAAGCCATACCGCATTGGTAAAGCAGGATGGAGCAAGCCTTGAGAACATATTGACAACATTCTGATAGGTAATTGTAGCTGGTTCTTGAGAAGCCTCTTTATTTACAGTAATCAGTGCCGGGTCATTTATAATACCAAGAGGCTGGCCTTCACCGGTTCCATTGATAAAGGCATAGTCCATGTACCAGCCCAAGCCTTTAATAAGTGCCCCTGCAAGCATTTCTTCAAAAACATCCCATCTGCAATGAGTTCATTGGATGCCTGTGAGAAACAAGCCAGCTTCTTGGCTTTTAACTGGATCAGCCTTAGCTTGGCTGTTTTTCGTGTGCCTGTCTGCCCTTCCTCCAGCCATTCTCCTGAGATACCGCCGAATAGGTGATTGGTTCTGTCTGCTCCATCGAAGGCTGGTACTTTCTTTGTTTCGCTTCCCATTGCCCATACTGTTGCTCTGGGACGGATGATTTCATTCTCCAGGGATTTATCCATCAGGAAGGCTCCGTATTCCTCCGGTACGGAATATCCGCCGAATTCAGGTATCCCTTCCACCATGCTGGCATTTATCAGCCTGTTGTCGGCTCTGCCTGAGTGAAGTGTTCTCAGGAATTCATCCATGGAATAGAAACCATTGTTGCTTAAGCTCACAGTTTCGTTTCCATAAAACATCCCCCTGAATGATTTTGATACGGCTTTTGTTACAGGAGTTTTTGATTCTTCAATAGGAGATACAGCTTTTTGTGGTGTAATTAGAATTGGCTCAGAGGTTCTGATATTTAATAATTCCTCGTTAATGCTTTCATTAATGCTCTTTATTTTGTCTGTGTAGCGATTAAACTGTCTCTCCTGTTCCTTAGTCAAACTTCCACCTGCTTTTTCAGCTTCCTGCAAAATGGCTTCTGCTTTTTCCACCAATTGCTTTTTCTCATGTACCAAATCTGCTATAAATCTCATGTTTAAACCTCCATTTTCATAATTGCTTTTTGTTAATATGGTTTGGGGTTAATACCCCGTTTGAATCTGCATTTTTTTACGCGGTGCTGCCAGCCCGTTGCCCTTATGCTTTACTGTAGAGATTTGACCTCCCCCTGCCCTCAAGTCCACTGTTCTTAATGCTTTCACACAATTCACCGCCTTTAATGTTTAAATATTTATTCTTATATTGTTATGGGTTTAGAGTTGTGATGTGTTTTTGTAAAAGTCTATATAGAAAATTAATATATAAAAGTTACTGAAATTTCCATCACAACCCACCATCTCACCACACACTATTTGAGAAAATCAATTTCTTCAAAGTCCTGCTTGGCATTTTCATATGGCTTTGTGAGTTCAATGTTGAGGTAAACCACCCCAGTCCTGCAGTTCCGTTTGTTAAGGTAGCGGTTCATATCTCTTCCAAACTTTGTATTGCTGAGAACATACTCACCATTTTCACTACACCACTGGGTGTAAACCTTGTACAAAGCCAATGCCCCGACACTGCTGTTATTCTTGAGCTTTGTGCAATCATCCAAGAATTTCTGCATTATGTCCATTTCGCATCGGTAGTCCGTTGTAGCCAATTTCATTGTTTCCGGCATTTCCAAGCCCTCTTTCTGCCACAGCTTTAATCCCTCCAATGCCCAGTTCAGTATTCCATCTATCTCTTTTTCACGAAGGAAGTCCTTCAAATGAGGGTCACGCTTCTCTGGGGGAAAATATACTGTGAAGGGTAGCAGCTTAACTCTGCTCCAGATACCCTCGTCATTGCCGGATATCTGGGGTTTGTAATTTGTATTAATCCAAAGCTTAAACTCGGGGCGGTATTCAAACTCTTTTCCATAAAGGAATCTAGCTGTAACCATGTCACCCCCTGTAAGCTGCTTAATAAGGCTTTCATTGAGCCTTGAGTTTTTCTGTGGTTCTGCTGCATTAACAACTCTCGCACCTTTGAGCCTTGCAATATCGGGATTGGCACCGCTGCCGGATACATTTTTGAGCATTAGGCTGTCTACCTGTGCAGTTTTGGCATATGAACCTAAAAGATGTATTAATGTTTCTGCAAATGTTCCCTTGCCATTTCGCCCAGTACCATAGAGGATAAACAGACATTCCTCGCCTGTATTCCCTGTTAGGGAATATCCGACCGCCTTTTGCATGTATTTCATAAGGTCTGCATTGCCATCGGTGACTTTATCAAGGTAATCCAGCCATCTTGGGCATTTAGCACTTGGATTGTAACTGGCATTGCTGATTTGAGTTATCATATAGTCGGGATTGTGTGGATAAAGCTTGTCTGATTTCAAATCAAGGACTCCATTTTGAAGGTTTAACAACCACACATCCTTGTCAAAGTCTGCCGGAATAACAGGTATACCCTCCAAGTGCTTTGCTCCCTCAATCATTGCTTTTCTGCCCGCAATAGAGCGAGTCTTTGCTGCATGCTTCAGAAGTTTGTCTCTCTTGTCTTGATCTGTAAGCTTTATAGCCTCTGTATACATGGCTTCAACGGTATTATCCGCAAGACGGTTGATTGCTCCTGTCTCATCCTCCAGCCAAACCTTACCGTCCCAGCAGTACCAACTATTTTTAATATAACTGAAACGGATGCTGTTACCACACATGGCTACAAGCCTTCTGGCATTACCCATATCATCAAGGGTGAATTCCTGCTGTTTGCAATACTGCTCATCATCCCCGGCAGCAGTGGAGGTCAAGCCTTGCATCGCTTTCACAGCGGTTCTTTGGAGATAGTCAGACCGTCCCAGCTTGGTTGTGTGCTTGTCATCCTTTCCTGCTACATAGGGGGATTTGATAAAGGCTTCAATGGCTGCATCTATATTGCCGGAGCACCAATAGAGCAGCTTACCCATCAATGCAAGGTCTGCTTCACTCTCGCTGGTACACTTCTCACTTTGGTATTCACCATCCCAAAGAGCCTTGAACACAGCATCCTTGGCAAGTCCGATGGAAAGATAGTCCTTTGCAGAACTGATACAAGGATTGTTTGTACCAACAGATTTTCCCGATTTGGAATCGGAGAAATATTTACCAAATAACTGTTTGACTTGCTCTGTGCACTCATTTATAGGCTTTTTATCACCATAGACATTACCTGTCATGGTAAAATACCTTTTGGCTTTATACATTTCAATAAAGCCTTTCTTCCTGCCATCTACAGGGATATCACCCTTGACGAATATATGAAGTCCTTTGCCACTGGGAGAATACTCTGTGTAGCTGTCTAGCATTGCTACAATCCCAACCGCTTCGTCAGATAATGAGCCATTCTCTGCAATAACATGATCTAGATCTATACCCACAATGCCGTTATTGTTAAATTCAAAGCCGATACCGTCATAGCCTCCGCCATCCAAAGCATTCACACAATCCTCAAAACTTGCCCATGTAGCTAGCTGACCTGCCTTAGCTGATGCTCCTGTCACCGGATTGAAAGGCACTTTATTTCTATGACATACCCACTGTGGTAATTGCTTCAGTTCCTCTGGAATGTTTATAAACTGTTTCATTTCTTTACTCACCTCACTTCACTTGCCGGGAAAATAAATAGAGCCCGACAAATAGTTTTTTAAGACTATCTGCCAGGCTCTATAGGTGAGTCAGACTTCGCTCCCTTTGTAACTCTGTGCCAGAACTATTCACTTATTTACCCCGCCTTCTTCTCCAGCTTTACTTCAAAAACCTTTTTGCATACCGGGCATTTGATTTCAACATCAGCGTAATCGGCATCAAATACTCTGTGATTGCAATAGGGACAGCGTACAGTGTACTTTTTCTTACTCACCATCCCTCACCTCCGGTTTCTTAGGCTTCATGAGGCTTGCCATCTTCATCATCGCAGGCTCTAAAATCTCTCCAACCATGTAATGAACCATTGGTGAGTAATTCTCCTTTGTTTCGTCAAACAACTTGGATAGAAGGTCGTAGAGATTTTTTATGTCCTCGTCTGTGGCATCTGCGGTAGACACTTCAATAAAAATCTTGGTTCCGTCACGCTTGGCAATATGGTCGCTCACATACTTCTCCAGAGCGTATCTTGCTATGCTTGATGTGGTAACACTTGCTTCCGGCATCTGAGCTTGTAACTCATCAATGATGGCATCCAATTCATCCGACTGCCTTTGTGTAAGCCTTACCCGAAGTATACTATCCTTTTCTGTAGACATCAATGCACCTCCTGTGTTTCTTGTTGGTTTTATTGTATCACATTGTATTACGATATGTCAAGCACAGATAAAAAGAAAACCCGACTTGCCGTTGTATTGGCTTGCCGGGGATTGAATTTTGCTTCATTTAACTTCATGTATCTGCATATGTCTTAATAGTATCCGCTTATATAACATTGAAAAATACTTTGTCTACCAAGTCCGTATAAACAACTAATAATTAAAGTACTATAATATTTTAACATTATTAATATTACAAACAATCATTTCAATTCCATGCATCTCAAGAAATAGTATAGTGCTAAGTCAATCAAACTGTTCCTTTATATTCCTGTCTTCCCTTACACAACTTTAACCTCCAAATAATCGCATCCAGTAATTCCATTCTTCTCCATAGCTTTCTTAAGCTTTTCTGATATAAAAATCGACATATAATGGTCTTTAAGCCTAAATAAATCGATATCTTTAATCATACTTCCCTTTATAGCATATTTTTGAACAGAAATCATTTTTTCATTTTCATCAATTTCATGAACACTATATTTCGAATTTTCTAAATCAAGTGCATCAACAATATTGCATATATTGACCAAATACAAATCTAATACTTCTGACTCATCTTTACTTCTTGCCCTTATAGGTAAATACTGAACTTTATTATTTTTCATGCTTTCAATAATACTTTTTAATTTATCAGTGACAATAAACCAACCTAAATCATTTGGAACATAGTCAGTAATTACTCTCTTATTACCATTATCATAATTCACTTTAATATCAACATTCCAATCACAGAATTCGATTCCTTTTTCAACTTCATACCTATCAAATGAAAGGGTTTTTTCGTCAATTTCTAAAAAAATCGAATTATCTTCATGTTCATAATCATATAGCAACTTATAATATTTCATGATAACCTCCTATTATTCCCAGAAGCTTTTTGTAAGCATATCTGGATTTTTTAATACTTCATTCTTTACACTTTCAAAAAGTTTCAAGAATATGTTAGTATCACCTTTCGCAATAGAATCAATGCGTTTAATTTCATTAAGTATATAATCATGATATGCATTTGGATGTCTCCCTTGGTGTTGCATTGCTGCTTTGTTCCAACTGCCATCAAGATCTAATCCATACTTTTTGGTTATTTTCTCAATCTGTGCTGTATATGTACTACTCTTATTTGTCAGGAAGTGATGAGTCTGTGTTGGCTTAGCAGTACTACTCGTTCCCTTAACATACTTATTCGCATTATGAACCAATACCCTATTTTCGCCAACATGATACGTATGAAAATTATCGACCTTAAAATTGTAAACCTTTACAGGCTTATCTGTTATTTCAAGCTTTTTCTCTTCCACCACCAAAAGATTGCCTTTTGAATCAACCAACTTATCTCCTACTTGCAGTTTTCCCGCTTCAACAAAACCCACATCTTTAACATAAAACGGATGCTCAAAGGTTGTCTTGATTACCTCTCCATTGATTCTCAAATGCAAAAGCTCCGTTGTCTCTCTCACATATGTCTCAAGCACTGTCTTCTCCGCTACTTCAAAAGTCTCCGGATTCGTCGCAATTACCTTGTCTCCTGCCTTGATATTCTCTATTGCAACCAAGCCTGCCACAGTCAATATCATTGTACCTGCAACAAAGCACTTCATTGTAGATGCCGCCCCGGCACTGAAAACAGCCAGCGCGTTTACAGCAATCTGGAATCCGTTGTAAAGTGCACTGGAATGCAGCTTCCGGTTAAATTCAACCAATGCATTGGATGGATCAAACAATGATACTCCCATTGCCAGCATGTCAAATCCATCCATACCAAACGAGAGTGCTGCCGTAACCTTTGATGTAACATTTATCGCTTTTCCCACTGTGCTCATGCATTGGATACTTTTCCCTGCTAGAGCTCCCAAAGCACCAAGCCCGGCACATGCGGCTCCCGTTATCGCTCCGGAAACCGCTCCGCTTAAAGCGCCGTCAGCAAATCCTTCCAAAAACGATCCTCCATTTATCGCAGCGGCTATTCCTCCGACCGCTCCCCCTATCAATCCTCCGGCCAATGCTCCCCAGAATGCTCCTGCCAGTATGACTCCCAATACCCCTCCTGTCAATGCCGCCGCTATCCCCAACCCGGTAATAACTACTGCGGCAGCCACTATCTTGGCAATGGATTTCCAATTCTCTTTACACCACTCCGCAACCGCCTTTAAGCCGTCCTTGATTTTTTCCCAGCCGCTTTTCTCGCTTTCCGGTTTTAAATAATAATATTCTTTGTAAAAATTTTCTTTCCGTTTATTGATAAGCTCAGCAACTTCTTCATCGATACGTACTACTTCCGATATAAACTTCTCGCTTTCACTGCAGAATTTCTCAAGTGAATCAATTTTTCTATCCTGAGTTTGGGAAGATGCCTGGATGGAACTTATTACTTCATCCAAATTGCATACACTTCTGTTGATGTTCAAAGTTTTCTTTCTCAATGCGGATAATTCTGACTTGTAATCCACCACAGATTTCTTGACTTCATTTATCAATCCGGGCATTTGGTTGATTTTTCCGGCATATAACGTTATAGTTGCCATTTTATCACCTCAAAATTATCATCCCAATGCTTGCAATCCGTGGTTGCATTATAATAATGCCAGGAAACTTTTCTGCCTTTTCCTAGCATTATTATATTATTTCTATTCTGAAAAAGCAAGTAGAACGTACCTATTTTACAAATCAAGCGGCCGCCAGCTCGTTTTCCTTCTCTTCTTTTCTCCTTTTTCTTATATTATAATCATAGCAACAACTATTGACGTGATTAATACTGCAGACACCGCTGCAATAACCCACAGCCAGAAAAATCCAACATGTATATTCCTTATCTCCTGAAAGCTGAATTATTCAGGCAATACGTAAATACTTTATGACTGTACAAAGCTCCTCTGCAAAAATCAAGTGGCTTTGTGCGTATATATTATAATTCTTTACAAGTTACTAACTCTTTGAAAACCTAAACTATATATTTTCTTAACTTCCGCTTCATCAAGCGGAGGATTGCACCTTGCGTTGTTTTCTGCAAGTAATGCCGTATAGATGCCTTCCTCCGTCATTCCTCTTGCTCTCATGGTTCCTGCAAGGCTTGTCAGGGTACTGTTGCGGTTTCCTTCCTTAATCTCGACTATAATACTGCTACCTTCAAAGGGTGTAAGCAATACTTCCTCCCTTTCCATAAGCTTTAATAGCCACTCCGGAGCTTCTGCCGGGGTTCTGTCAAAGGGAGAATGTCCTTCCAACCATTGGTACTGATTACCACTTACATGAATGCTTGGAGCTACGACAATCAGGCCATCTGTTGAACGCGTATCAAGATCCGGTGCAAACTTGGTCTTATTTGGAATACTCCTGCCTTGTGAGTATTTGAAGATATAGTGCAGACCGCCACCTCCGGTAACAGCGGTAACCGTATCAGGAAGTTTTCCATGTGTTGCTTCAAGTGCAGATATGGTTTCATTGCCACCATGTCCACATCAAGCGCCAGCCAGCCGGACTTTTCGCCTGTAGTAATGCCTATATTGGCATTGGGGCTTTTTCTCCACCATTTGTTTATTTGCTTAACATCAGTAGTGGAATTCTTGTACCAGCCTGTATATAACGGACGCTTTCCCCTGCTGTCGCAATTACTCCCTGCCTTGCAGGAGCATAAGCCACCCTCACAAATCCAGTGCAAAGGCATAACCGGGATATTAGCTTCTGCATATTTTAATGCTGCGTCCATCATTGTCACTTTCAAATTCTCACCTCCTCCGAGAACATAAATAGAGCCTGACAAATAGTTTTTTAGACTATCTGCCAGGCTCTATAGGTGAGTCATTCGCTCCCTTTGCGGCTCTGGGCCAGATTTATTCACTTTTTACCCCGCCTTTTTCTCCAGCTTTACTTCAAAAACCTTTTTGCATACCGGGTATCTGATTTCAACATCAGCGTAATCGGCATCAAATACCCTGTGATTGCAATGAGGGCAGCGTACAATGTACTTTTTCTTACTCATTCGCCTTCACCCCCGGCTTATTTAGCTTCATAAGTCTTGCCATCTTCATCATCACAGGCTCTAATATCTCTCCAACCATGTAATGAACCATTGGTGAATAATTCTCCTTTGTTTCGTCAAACAGCTTCGAGAGAAGGTCGTAGAGATTCTTTATGTCCTCTTCTGTGGCATCTGCGGTGTTGATTTCAATTAAAATTTTTGTTCCATCACGCTTGGCAATATGGTCGTTCACATATTTCTCCAGAGCGTATCTTGCTATGCTTGATGTGGTAACACTTGCTTCCGGCATTTGTGCTTGAAGTTCATCGATGATAGCGTCCAATTCATCCGACTACCTTTGTGTAAGCCTTACCCGTAGCATACTATCCTTCTCTGCAGACATCATTGCACCTCCTGTATCTTGTTGGTTTAATTGTATCACATCGTATCACAATTTGTCAAGTATGGATAAAAAGAAAACCCGACTTGCCGTTATATTGGCTTGCTGGGTGGACATACTCAATATCAATCATATATATCACTCAAACACATATCCCAATATTTATACTTAGCTTAAATCTAATGTTGTCCATCCAGCAGAAATGATATCATTTTGCAGCTTGCAAAAAGCCTTTTCAGCGTCGGGATACTCATCACACTCAATAAACTCAAATCTTGTAAAAGGTTTAGTAAAAAACCCAATAAACCGAGGCCTTGCACAAATATCCCTCTGACCAACACATTTACTGCGTTTTCTAAGCTCAATAACTCTCTCTTCACTTAAATTTTCGCTTCTTTTCCTATATTGTATCCAGTTTTCGTTACATTGCTTAAAATCAACATATCCCTGAGAACCACTATCATCAATATAACTTATACCCTCATTGGTAACACGTTTTATTATTTTCACTCACAAAACCTCCTTAATAAACTCTCATATACTTTAATCACCTTCATTTTTCATAGATTTTCATATTGATCTGATTGAGCCTGTTCCCAGGATACTGCAATTTAGCTGGTAGTTTTATGGTTTCAGGCAGAACAAATAAAACCGCGTGTGTTTTATCTATCTTGGGCATCGGGAGCACACATCTACTCCAAGCAGCAAACCTCCCATGTCCTCCGGCATCGAATGTGCCATTCCTTCGTCCTGCTCCTTATGTATTAATAAAAGGTTAAACAGTCTCCTTTGTTTTGATACGTTAATCTCTGCGTACGGAAAACAAGGTCACAGCAGTTGGAACTGTGTGACCTCAGTATTTTATCTTTTTTGCTTTCTTTTTTCTATCTCTTCAGAAATTATCTTTTTTGCCTTACTTACAATACTCTCCAATAAACTTGTATCAAAAATTCCGATAGAACCACTAATCTCCTTAAATCCTTTTAATTGAGCATATGTAAATAACAGCTTATCTTTTGAAACTTCTGAAATTTTAATATTTCCATTAATCAGTTGGTACAATAATTGAAAGCAAATAATTTCTTTTCCTTCAACACTCATAGCTTCTGTTCCTTCCTTAAAAACCTCAATTTCTTCAAGTTCTTCCTTTGAAAAAGTTTTACTAAATTCATTCAATATATTCACCTCATTTAAGTTTAGTTAAGTCAATTATATATTCAACAACTTTTCCTGGATTTGCAGAAGTTGAATTCATAGCTCTAACACCTTTAATAATAAGTGTATCAAAACCCTGAGGCTTTGCCTGTTGAGCTATCTCGTTTTGCCATTTAAAGATATCTCTTGCCCCAACAGCATTGGGAATATCTCCTTTATTTGAGTATACTGCAACATCTTTAAGTGTTAGAGTTTTTCCATTGATTTCTACATCAGCAAGTCCACCTATTTCGATGCCATTTTTCGTAATAATTTTACTTTCAAACATTTCCCCATTTTCAAATACAGTCTTACTCGTTCCCTCACTACAAGGACTATAACTATTATATAATTCCTGCTACCATATCTCAATCAAAAAAGAATTATCTTCCATTGCTTTGCTTCCAGAATATGAAATCAATTCTTGTCGTCAGCCTTCTCAAATGGCCTGTATTCTGTCCTGGTTTTCATCATGCCGTAAATAATCCTCACAAGCCGCCTTGCCACGCACACAAGCGCCTGTGGCTTGTTCTTGCCCTCTTTAACCTTCTGCTCAAAATACTCCCTGAATACCGGGTGTCTTGGCTTTCCTGACGCCGATACTGCTACCATCTGGATTGCGAGAAAGTGAAATATCGCATTTAGTGCCCTGTTGCCATTCCTGCATCTTTGGTCTTTACCCTTTCCGGCAGAGCTGAATTGCACCGGTGCCAAGCCCATAAACCGAGCCAGCTTGTCTGAGTCTGGGAAGCGGTTAATATCCCCGATTTCAGATATAATCTGCGCTTCTGTAACAAGGTCGATTCCCGGCATTGTATGTAGCTTATAGCCTGTCAAAGGTATCAGCTTTCTTAGTTCATCGTCAATTTCGGCAATCAACTCCTTGTTGTGCCTGATATCCTTTACGATGTTTCTGACTATAAAATCTCTTTCGGGCTGATAGTCCTTTCTTGTGTCTCCATCCCTTTCAATCATGGATATAATCTCATGAATGCGCTGTATTTTTAGTGCCTGATGCACAGGCTTTATTGTCTGATATATTTCTTCCGGTGTTGTGTTCCATATATACTCCGGTGACGGGTAGTTCTCCCAAAAACATAAGGCACTCTTGGAATCAATCATGGCAAAAAATTTCCTGTAAGATGGGTAACTGTAGGAAAGCTAGCTGTGGAGCTGGTTCTTGTTCATCACATTGCCCTTTACAATCAAATCCCGCCTTTTAACTATCTGCCGGATTGTCCAGAATATATCCTCATGCTTGGCATCCTGCAGAGTGTCCACCATATCCCTGAGGACCCTTGCCACACAATAGGCATCATAGGAGTCATCCTTGTAAATAATGGGGTTTGCAAGCCTTACAGCGCTTGTATAGGCAGGATTTACGTGCTTGACTTCAAACTTCCTACCGACCAGATAGGCAGCAAGGTTTCTGCCAAAGCCTCTGGTATCTTCAAGTCCGAATACAATTCCCTTTGTGCCGCAAATCTTTCTCACATCCTCAACGAATGCAAAGAATCTGGATGGTCTATTCTCAAAGTTAATCTCACCCAGTTTATTCATCCAACAATCTATTACAACTGCACAATGTGCGTCCTTGTGCATATCAATTCCAACAAAGCAGGTATTTCGTTTATGGTAAATATTTATCCTCTCCTTTTCCAATGTCTCCACCACTCATACCGGCAACCTCAATTTAAGAGCGTTAGATTCGATTAGGGACATTTCTTGTAAAGAAGTGTCCCTTAACCTTTATCCTCGCAAGGGAACGCCAACCTATCTATTCCTGGCGTGACAGATTACGTGATTCCAGGCATCACGAGCCTTAGTTCAAATTTCTTAATGGTCTTTTACTGCTTCGCTTGGACACAAATTTCTTAATGCTTCTGACCGAATAAATTTCTGTATTAATAACTGCTGCAATCTTTGCAAAATCCTCTTTACTTGCCCCTTTTGTTTCAAACAAAGCTTACGGCTGCAACCTACGCTTTTATGTTTCAGTGAGCAATACAGAGGCCTTTTTACTGGCTGCTAAACCTTCTTCCAGCCTTTTGCTTTTAGGCTTTCAGGTGTGTAATCATCCGGCCTGCAGTTCTCCAAGGTTTTTCTGCACTTGATGTTTTCGTACAGAATAGAATCCCCTTTGAGAACCAGCTTCTTTATCCAGCCGCTGGACAACGATTTTTCCCACACTTCACATTGAATACTGGTAAAATACAACTCCAGAGCCCTTTCAATAATGGCATTGGCACCAGACAAACCCTCTTGTTTAGCAAGTACCTTGGCTTGATTTAATAAGGCTTCCTCTATGGTTGTGGTAATCTTTGCTCTCACGCTTTCACCCCTTCCTACGGTTAATGCCTTTATTCCGTAGTACATTCATCACTCTGAACCGCTGGTATAGCAAGTCAATTATGCTTAAGAAAGCAGTATTTCTATCAGTTTTAGAATTGAGCTCCGCCCCTGCCAAAGCTTCTTGTAGGAAGGGAGTAGCAAGTCCAATTTGCTCATTTCACCCTAAGTATTGCTTAGGCTCAGACTTGGCTCAAATCTGAGCAAATCATCTCGCTTCCAAAGCCACTGCCCATGAGAGCGTTGCTCCGTTTTTCGGTGTTATAGGTTTATCCCAGGTTCCCTGACCATCTACACGCACTATCACCCTGTAGTCGGTCATATCCTCCATCCAGCCTGGGACATTGGAGCGGTCAAGAGCGATCTCTTTCCTCATGCCTATGGCATACTGGCTAAGGTCTGCGAGGATTAAATCTCCCTTAGCACCCAATGCGGGGCATTTCTCAGTGAATAAGACCTCCTTACCCAGAAGCGTGAATTTCCCGCTCTCTTCCCTGAACACCGGTATCTGAGCGCCACCGGTACCAATGGTGATAGTCATGGTAAGCAATTGTGGTATTACCGATGGATTGGCAAGCCATACCGCATTGGTAAAACAGGACGGAGCAAGCCTTGAAAACATATTGACCACGTTTTGATAGGTAATTGTGGCTGCTGCTTGAGAGTCCTCTTTATCTACAGTAATCAGTGCCGGGTCATTTATAATACCAAGAGGCTGGCCTTCACCGGTTCCATTGATAAAGGCATAGTCCATGTACCAGCCCAAGCCTTTAATAAGCGCTCCGGCAAGCATTTCTTCAAAAGACATCCCATCTGCAATGAGTTCATTGGATGCCTGTGAGAAGCAGGCAAGCTTCTTGGCCTTTAATTGGATCAGTCTTAGCTTGGCGGTCTTTCGTGTGCCTGTCTGACCTTCCTCCAGCCATTCTCCTGAAATACCGCCGAATAGGTGATTGGTTCTGTCTGCTCCATCGAAGGCTGGTACTTTCTTTGTTTCGCTTCCCATTGCCCATACTGTTGCTCTGGGACGGATGATTTCATTCTCCAGGGATTTATCCATCAGGAAGGCTCCGTATTCCTCCGGTACGGAATATCCGCCGAATTCGGGTATTCCTTCCACCATACTGGCATTTATCAGCCTGTTGTCAGCCCTTCCCGAGTGAAGTGTTCTCAGGAATTCATCCATGGAATAGAAACCATTGTTGCTTAAGCTCACAGTTTCGTTTCCATAGAACATCCCTCTGAATGATTTTGATATAGCCTTTGTAACCGGAGTTTTTGTTTCTTCAATAGGAGATACAGCTTTTTGTGGTGTAATTAGAATTGGCTCAGAGGTTCTGATATTTAATAATTCCTCGTCAATGCTTTCATTAATGCTCTTAATTTTGTCTGTGTAGCGATTAAACTGTCTCTCCTGTTCCTTAGTCAAACTTCCACCTGCTTTTTCAGCTTCCTGCAAAATGGCTTCTGCTTTTTCCACCAATTGCTTTTTCTCATGTACCAAATCTGCTATAAATCTCATGCTTAAATCCTCCATTTTCTTAATATTTTTTTTGTAAATATGGTCTGGGGTTAATACCCCGTTTGAACCTGCGTTTTTTTACGCGATGTTGCCAGCCCGTTGCCCTTATGCTTTACTGTAGAGATTTGACCTCCCCCTCCCCTCTCATCAGGGTACTGAGATTTTACTGAGGTACTGACTCTTACTGACTCTTTTTTCATAAATTTCACATAAGAAAAAATATATATAAAAATTTACGGAATTGACGTCAGAAGCCGTCAGTCGTCAGTAATCACAAAAGTATCGCCTCCTCAGCAAGACCAATGCCATGCCAGTCCCTGCTGCCATTGGCTCCGCTGCGTTTTACAGCAAAGCCGCGCTCCGTCATTTTTGCATTGAACAGCTTTTGACCAAGAGGATAATCTCCGTTCTCCCGGCACCATGTTTCGTAAGCGTACCTGATGCTTCTATTGGAGACTTTCCTGCCCTCCTCCACAATGCAGCATTCCTCAATGAACGATGAGAAAGTATCCATTTCCTGCCGGTACCCATCTGTAGCTTCTTTGACTTCATCAGGCATATTTAGTCCTTCCTTCTGCCATATAAGGCAGCCCTCAACTGCCCATGACAATATGCCAGGCAGCTCTTCTCTCAGCTTTGCCGGTAGCTGCTTATCCTTTTTATCCTCGGGTATGGTAACGGTGAAAGGAATCAGCTTAATGCGCCTCCAAATGCTGTGACTGGTATCTCTTATGACAGGTCTGTGGTTTACTACGAGAAATGGGGTAAACTGCGGCTGGAAATCAAAGTATTCTCCATAAAGGAACCTTGCTGTGATTCTGTCTCCGCCTGTGAAGCTTTTAATCAATGCCTCAGAGAGCCTTTGTCCCTCATTTATTTCTATGGCAGTAACGAGCCTTGCTCCCTGAAGCCTTGCGATATCATTTCCTATCGCTTCTATCCTTTTTGCCATAAAGGTTTCGGACGGAGTATTTCTTGCATAGTCTCCCAACAGGTCAGAGACGGTGTTTAGAAATGTGCTCTTGCCGTTTGCTCCTGTTCCATAAAGGACGAATAGGGCCTGCTCTGAAATATCCCCGCTTAAAGATGAGCCTACAGCTTTTTGAAGGTATCTTACAAGCTCGTTGCTTCCTCCCGTAATGGTATTCAGAAAATCCATCCATCTGGGAGCCTTGCTGCTTGGTTTATATTCAACAGGACAGATTTTGCTCATATAGTACTCCCGCTTATGAGGAAGGAGTTCGCCTGTCTTTAGGTCTACCACACCATTCTTGCAGTTCAGCTTCCATATATCAGAATCAATCTCATCCGGCATAATTACCATTCCTTCAAGGTTTGAAGCCACATCGATCATGGCTTTAAGCCTGCCTGCGTTTTCAGACTGCATGGCATGGCGCACCAGTTCTTTTCTTGCAGCCTCATCCTCTATCCGGCTTGCTTCTGCGAGCATGTCTCTTGCTGTTTTTATAGCAAACTGCATAAGTTCTCCGGTTTCTTTCCTCCAGCAACAGCCGTCATATACCAACCAGTATTTGAAAGCCGGACAATACCTTATGATTGAACCAAACCGGTCACGCAGCCTTTCTGCATTACCGCTGTCTGTCCTGTGGTAATGCTTCTTCATCGGAGGATTTGGCTGGTATCGGCTGACACTGTGCGCTATCTTTTTAACTTCCGCTTCATCAAGCGGAGGATTGCATCTGGCTTTGTTTTCGGCAAGCAGTGCTGCATAGATGCTCTCTTCTGTCATTCCTCTTGCTCTCATACTCCCGGCAAGGCTCGTCAGGGTGCTATTGCGGCTGCCTTCCTTAATCTCTGCTATAATACTGCTACCTTCAAAGGGTGTAAGCAATACTTCCACCCTTTCCATGAGCTTTAATAACCATGCTGGAGCTTCTGCCGGGGTTCTGTCAAAGGGAGAATGTCCTTCTAACCATTGGTACTGATTACCGCTTACATGAATGCTTGGAGCCACGACAATCAGTCCACCTGTTGAACGCGTATCAAGACCCGATGCAAACTTGGTCTTATTTGGGATACTCCGGCCTTTAGGGTATTTAAAGACATAGTGCCAACCTCCACTTCCTGTAACAGCAGTAACCGTATCCGGAAGTTTTCCATATGTTGCTTCAAGTGCAGATATGGTTTCATCACCGCCATCATCCACATCAAGTACCAGCCAGTCGGATTTCTCACCTGTAGGAATGCCTATATTGGCATTGGGTGTTTTTGTCCACCATTTCCTTATTTGCTCCATATCAGCAGTTGAGTTCTTGTACCAGCCGGTATATAACGGATGCTTTCCCTTGCTGTCGCAATCACTCCCTGCCTTGCAGGAGCAGGAGCCATCCTCACAAATCCAGTGCAAAGGCATAACTGGGATATTGGCTTCTGCGTATTTTATTGCTGCGTCCATCATTGTCATTTTCAAATTCTCACCTCCTCCGAGAACATAAATAGAGCCTGACAAATAGTTTTTAAGACTATCTGCCAGGCTCTATAGGTGAGTCATTCGCTCCCTTTGTGGCTCTGTGCCAGATTTATTCACTTTTTACCCCGCCTTTTTCTCCAGCTTTACTTCAAAAACCTTTTTGCATACCGGGCATTTGATTTCAACATCAGCATAATCAGCATCAAATACTCTGTGATTACAGTGAGGACAGCGGACAATGTACTTTTTCTTACTCACCTGCCTTCACCTCCGGCTTCTTTAGCTTCATGAGTCTTGCCATTTTCATCATCAGAGGCTCTAAAATCTCCCCAACCATGTAATGAACCATTGGTGAGTAATTCTCCTTTGCTTCGTCAAACAGCTTCGAAAGAAGGTCATAGAGATTCTTTATCTCCTCTTCTGTGGCATCAGCAGTGTTGATTTCAATAAAAATCTTGGTTCCGTCACGCTTAGCAATATGGTCGCTCACATATTTCTCCAGAGCGTATCTTGCTATGCTTGATGTGGTAACGCTTGCTTCCGGCATCTGTGCTTGAAGCTCACCAATAATCGCATCCAATTCATCCGACTGCATTTTTGTAAGCCTTACCCGTAACATACTATCCTTTTCTGTAGACATTATTGCACCTCCTGTATTTCTTGTTGGTTTTATTGTATCACATTGTAATACATATTGTCAAGCATAGATAAGAAAAAAGGCCACATCAGACGAAACTGTGTGACCTTAAAAAGACACCTATTCTTCTAACTTATAGACTTTTATTGCTTTATGATTACCATATTCAAAGACATAAACTCTTTCACATTTAGGACAACGCCATACATCGATTTTAGGGTGTGGTATATTAATTGAATCAATTTCACCCATATTAATTATATCATCCCATTCCCTATCAGTATATACTCTTAATTGGATGTCATTAGGAGCCATACTATTGGATAATATTTCTCCACACTTACATTGCATTCTCATAAATTATTACCTCCTAATAATACCGTCAACAGTCCAAATCTCAACTTGACCTGGTAATACTTTATTTTGATAAGTGCCTGCAGCTCGATTGAGTATTTGGTTTGCCTGTTCAGCAGTTATTCCAACATTTCTTGCATCAATAATAACTGCATCTGCACCTTGTTTAAACGCATCTGTAATCCTAGTAACCGGAGTATTTAGACTTGTTCCATTTAATGTTTTTAATTCTGTTTTTACCCCATTTATTATAAAATCAGGTGTGCTAACCCCTTGAACATTGGAACGCGGAATTATTTCAACATTCTTACCCTGTGAAAGCAAATCATTTACAACCTTTCTTTCTGCTGATGTTAACCCATCCAATGAACCTGTAAGTTTACCTACAGTACTACGCGTTCCCTTAACATACTTATTCGCATTATGAACCAATACCCTATTTTCGCCAACATGATACGTATGAAAATTATCAACCTTAAAATTGTAAACCTTTACAGGCTTATCTGTTATTTCAAGCTTTTTACCTTCCAATACTAAAACATTACCTCTTGAATCAACCAACCTGTCTCCTATCTGCAGTTTTCCCGCTTCAACAAAACCCACATCTTTTACATAAAACGGATGCTCAAAGGTTGTCTTGATTACCTCTCCATTGATTGTCAAATGCAAAAGCTCCGTTGTTTCTCTCACATATGTCTCAAGCACCGTCTTCTCGGCTACTTCAAAAGTCTCCGGATTCGTCGCAATTACCTTGTCCCCTGCCTTGATATTCTCTATCGCAACCAAGCCTGCCACAGTCAATATCATTGTACCTGCAACAAAGCACTTCATTGTCGATGCCGCCCCGGCACTGAAAACAGCCAGCGCGTTTACAGCAATCTGGAATCCGTTATAAAGTGCATTGGAATGCAGCTTCCGGTTAAATTCAACCAATGCATTGGATGGTTCAAACAACGATATTCCCATTGCCAGCATGTCAAATCCATCCATACTAAAAGAAAGTGCTGTGGTCATATAACATAAAACATTCCACTACCTTTGTACAACTTGTAATGTGTTTCCTGTCTCTGAATATAATTGAATTAATATATAAATATAATATATATTAAACAAAAAGGTCACATTAGTTGAAATTACGTGACCTGCAAATTCTCCCTATCCCTTAAGCTTAAGTTTTTTATGATTCGTTAGTAGCTTTGTACAAATAAAAAATTGCCATATAAAAAGCTAATTTGTGTTATCTTCTTTTAAGTACTTTTTATCGTTTTCTTTAAATATCTTTATCATATCACAACAAAAGTCTAGCCATCTCTCAGCAACACTTCTGTCAATTGAAACAATATCAATTGGTTTGTAATTATTTAGAAAATTGTCAAAAGTTTCATATTCACTTTCATTCTCAGGATAATCGCAGTTCCACTTGTAAATTGGACTTATTTCAATATATATTTTATCATCAATATTATACATAAAAGTTTCAATACCTATATGAGTTGGAGTTGACCAAAGGCTAAAATTTTGTGATGGATCAACAAGGCTTTGAGCATCAGTTGTCCACAATTTATTTACATAAATATTATAGTAATACCCAATCCCTTTATTTATATATTCGTTTTGAATATGCAACTCAAAATTCAACGCTTTTTTCAGCTGATTTTTCAACGATGTTATCGCTTCTGTTGCAAAATCATCAACATATAAATCATATTCTATTTGTTCTTTTATATATTCTATTGACACAATATCAAATGGCTTTATATCCTCTTTTTTACATGGCAAATATATTCTTATGGATTGTATTTTGGAAATCTCCAAGTCAATTAAATGCATATTTTATCAGCTTCCCTCAGGCATAATCGGATGAGCTCCGTAAACCGAATCATGTATAGGTCATACCGGTTAAAACTTGTATGACCTATACAGATAACTTGTAATTATAATACGCCCATGTCCTTTAACATCTGAACTAATGAATTATAGAAATACTCGCATGCTTCACTTTCCGTTTCAAATATTTTTAATCCGGTCTTCTGAGCCCGTTCACTGTAATAAACTTCCCATCTATCCCCATTTTGATTGAGGCAATATGCTTCATTCGGCAAACCGCCGTCCAAAGAGTATGTATCTTTAGGTATATTGCTATCGGTCAACATTTTCCTTAAATCATTTTTATTCATCTTATGATCCCACCCTTTTTAGTATTCCTGCTTCCAACATTTCCTTAATTGACTGACTAAATTCATATTGTATTCCTCCACCGGGCTTGTCAAACCATGGTGCTATTTTGCCGCTTAGTGCTTCAACCGGCTTGACAACTTCATAGACATTATATGGTTTAGTTTCCGTTCCCGGTGCTAAAGAACGACAGTCATACGGCGTTCCCACAGGCGAAGCAAATGTACCTCCTTCATAGCCATACCTATCGATTCGCGTTCCCGGCTCCAACGTTACTTTCACCGGTTCACCGTCGAAGCCTCTATTTGGAGGCCATATTATATTTCCTTCTTCATCAACCCATTTATTAATCTTATTCGAACCATCATTATATTTTACATTATGAACCAGTACACCATTACAGCCAACATGATAAGTGTGAAAATCATCAACTTGAAAGTTGTAAACTTTGACAGGTTCATCTGTAATTTTAATTTTTTTGTCTTCCACCACCAAAACATTGCCTTTTGAATCTAGCAGCTTATCTCCTACTTGCAATTCTTTAGCTTCAACAAAACCTACATCTTTTGCATAAAACAGATGTTCAAAGGTTGTCTTGATTACATCTCCATTGATTGTCAAATGTAAAAGCTCCGTTGTCTCTCTCACATATGTCTCAAGCACCGTCTTTTCCGCTACTTCAAAAGTTTCAGGATTCGTCGCAATTACCTTGTCTCCTGCCTTGATATTCTCTATCGCAACCAAGCCTGCCACAGTCAATATCATTGTACCTGCAACAAAGCACTTCATTGTCGATGCCGCCCCGGCACTGAAAACAGCCAGCGCGTTTACAGCAATCTGGAATCCGTTATAAAGTGCATTGGAATGCAGCTTCCGGTTGAATTCAACCAATGCATTGGATGGATCAAACAATGATATTCCCATTGCCAGCATGTCAAATCCATCCATACCAAAAGAAAGTGCTGCCGTAACCTTTGACGTAACATTTATCGCTTTTCCCACTGTGCTCATACATTGGATGCTTTTCCCTGCTAGAGCTCCTAAAGCACCAAGCCCGGCACATGCCGCTCCTGTCACCGCTCCGGAAATCGCTCCGCTCAATGCTCCGTCCGCAAATCCTTCCAGAAACGATCCTCCATTTATCGCAGCGGCTATTCCTCCAACCGCTCCCCCCTATCAATCCTCCGGCCAATGCTCCCCAGAATGCTCCTGCCAGTATGACTCCCAATATACCGCCTGTCAATGCCGCCGCTATCCCTAACCCGGTAATAACTACTGCGGCAGCCACTATCTTGGCAATGGATTTCCAATTCTCTTTACACCACTCCGCAACCGACTTTAAGCCGTCCTTGATTTTTTCCCAGCCGCTTTTCTCGCTTTCCGGTTTTAAATAATAATATTCTTTGTAAAAATTTTCTTTCCGTTTATTGATAAGCTCAGCCACTTCTTCATCGATACGTATTACTTCCGATATAAACTTCTCGCTTTCACTGCAGAATTTCTCAAGTGAATCAATTTTTCTATCCTGAGTCTGGGAAGATGCCTGTATGGAACTTATTACTTCATCCAAATTGCATACACTTCTGTTGATGTTCAAAGTTTTCTTTCTCAATGCGGATAATTCTGACTTGTAATCCACCACAGATTTCTTGACTTCATTTATCAATCCGGGCATTTGGTTGATTTTCCCGGCATATAACGTTATAGTTGCCATTTTATTAACTCAAAATTATCATCCCAATGCTTGCAATCCGTGGTTGCCTTATAATAATGCCAGGAAACTTTTCTGCCTTTTCCTGGCATTATTATATTATTTCTATTCTGAAAAAGCAAGTAGAACGTACCTATTTTACAAATCAAGCCGCCGCCAGCTCGTTTTCCTCCTCTTCTTTTCTCCTTTTTCTTATATTATGAATCACAGCAGCAACTATTGCCGCAATTAATACTGCAGACACCGCTGCAATAACCCACAGCCAGAAAAATCCAACATGTATATTCCTTATCTCCTGAATATTGTTTACATTTCCCGCCATATCCACAAGGACAATTCCAACGTTGTGCCAACCCTTTCCGAGGGTAAAAGTTAATGTATTGTTATCACTGTAATATTTGAAATCTATTTCCCTGCCGTTATCATATACCTTGCACCGGTTTTCGTCAACCAATTCGTTGATAATTGAGCGAAAAAGGGCAAAACACTCCATTATAAATAATTATAGACGAATTAAATCAAATTTATGTGTAAAACTTAGCAAAACCGGCAATAATATATAATATTGAAGTGATTTAGGATTTACATTCTGTAAACTTTGAAAACTTAAAATTTCTTGCCAGGAAGAACTGAAAAATTTTTAATACATGAAATTATTTATACTCCCATTGGATTCAATAAAGAACATTACCCTTAAGTATTTGCCTCCTTATAGCTCCGAGTTGAATTCAATCGATCACCTTTTGAAAGACATCCGAATGAATGTAACGCATAACAACTTGTTTGAATCTATAGCTGAAATTGTGCAGGCAATATCTAAATACTTTATGATTATACAAAGATCTTTTGCAAAAATTAAGCGACTTTGTACATATATATTATATTATAATTCTTTACAAGCTAAGAGACTGTAAAATATTTATGTAAACTAATTGACTCCTTCTATGATAGAATACTAAAGTATAGGAGGAGTTTTTTATGGCAAGAAAAAGAATAATAACACCAGAAAAGAAAGAGCTTATCAGAAATCTCATTTCTGAGTACAACATCACTTGAGCAAAGAATTTGCAGGAAGCATTGAAGGATCTGCTCGGAGATACGATACAAAATATGTTGGAAGCAGAGCTGGATGAA